CCTCCTACGTTATATTATTAAGGCGTACTCCTCCTCCCTTAGGTACGCCTTTTTTTATTGTGCTTAACAAATATATATGTAAAAATCGAACCATATTTTAGGAGACTTCAAATGGGCGAGAAAAAGAAAGTATTAGATTTATTGGGCGATGTTGTTGAGACAGCAGGAAAAGGAGTAAAAAAAGAATTAAAAAAAGCATCAAATAAATCCGGTAAGCAAGATGACTTATTCCCGGAAACAATCCCAACAACGTCAGAAGGACAAAAAGCAGCTAACAAACTCAGCGCTGCAGAGAAAAGGAAATTCAAAAAAGCACAAACTGATATGTTCTCAGAGGAATTGAAGGACGCTACAGAAGCAAGAAAATTGAAAGCAGTAAAAAAGAGGAAAAACGCGATGAAACCAAAGAAAAAAGCTGCAGGCGGCCCTATTAAGAAATTTGGTGCTGGTGGTTGGGTTACAAAACAACTTAAAAAAGGTGCTGGTAAAGCAGCGGAAGCTACTGGTAAAGCAGCGGATGCGGTTAAGAAGAAAACAAAGAAAGAGCTTGCTAAAATAAAGAGAAGTAAGAATATAAAAAACAAGACTATAACTAAATCAGGTCCTGTGACCAAGTCTTCTGATTTTGATACAGGTTCTTCTAAACACATGCCATTAATGAAAAAGCAAGAAGAAATACAAAAAAGAATGGATGCTGGTAAGTTTGATAAACCAATTAAGGAAGAAGCTAAAGGCCATTATGGTAAGCTCCGTAGGGGAGAACCCCAAGGTAAAGCTGGCGGTGGCGTCGTTAAAAAATATGCAGGGGGTGGTCCGGTTAGAAAATCTATTGACGGTATTGCTCAACGAGGCTTAACAAGAGCCAAGCATAAATAAGATGGCTTATAAACCAGGCACAAGAAAAAAACCTGCCGGTTCTAGAAAAAGGGCGGCTATTAGCGGTAAAGATAAAGCTAAAGCTGCTTGGGCGACAATAAAAGATATGCCCAGAGTAGCTAAAGAACAACTCCGTAAAGCTAAAGAAGGAGGCATGACAGCTGCGCAAATAGCAGCGTGGATGGCTAAAAATAGATCTGTGTATGATTACACTGATGATCCAGAAGCTTGGGATAAAAAATTTAAGTCTCAATCTATGTATGACCACGTTAAGGATCGAGATGCTCTAGACGCAACCATAAAAGGTTTACCTAAACACATAAAAAGGTCTCCTATTATAGCTGCAACACAGATAGCTCCTGGGGCTTTAAAATATGCAAAGAATAATCCTGGAACAGTTGCTACAGAAGCAGCGTGGGTAACCCCTTGGGGTAGAGCTCTTAAAAAAGGTAAACAGTTAACAGCAACAGCTAAGAAAAAGTTGGCGGCTAGAAAAGCTCGTAAACCAGTTGTAGCTATGAAAAAAGGTGGTAAGGTTAAAAAATGTAAAGTAGACGGTATCGCTAAACGCGGTTTCACTAAAGCGTATTCAATGAAAAAAGGAAAATAAAATGGGAAAACTTAAATGGGCTAAAGCTTTAGTAAAGAAAACTGAAAAAGCTAAAACAAAAAAAGCAAAACAAGAAGCATTAGAAGCTAAAGCAAAAAAGGCTTGGGATGATTCAGTAGCAAAATCGCATGAGGACAGACACAAATTTAAACAAGATATGGTGGATATGTGGGAGGCCCAGGATAAGAAAGCAGCTAAGAAAATAGCTGGAAAAAATAAGAAAACACTTGATAAGGTAAAGAAAATGAAAGGGGTTTCAGATGAAACCAAACTTGCAGCTCAAAGAGAAGGTGGAAGAAGAGGACAAAATAGCCCTGAATGGAAACTTAAGGCCCATCAAGCCAGAGAACGTGCTGAAAAAGCTTTAGGTATAAAAAAAGAACCCACACGTCATGCTGCCGGTGGCCCCGTTAAAAAAACTATAGACGGCATTGCTACAAAAGGCTTCACTAGAGCTAAACATAAATAGAGGAAACCAAAATGGGAAAACTTAAATGGGCTAAAGAACTAGCAAAGAAAGGCGGATCAAAGATTGCAGATATTCAAAAAGGCACTGATCCTAACAAAGGAAGACCCCGTATTCCAAAAGGGGAGTATATAAAAAAAGAAACACAGGCAAGACCTAAACCCATAACTATGTATACAGAGGATGCGGTCAGAAAACAAGTCAAAGCCCTCAAAAAACAGGGGCGGCTTTCTCAAGGAAAAATGGCGGGTAAAATAGTGAAGGGCGAACCAAAATGGAGAACGGGAAAAATTAAAGACCGCCAATACCTAAAAGACAAATAAATGCCATTGACTATTATTCCGGAAAACGATATACCGTTGCCGGATGATTTTGAAGCACAAGAGCCTACTACATTAAACACAAAAGTTAAGGTTGCAGCTTCTACCGCTAAAGTCCTAGTAGAAGGAGGCGCAGAGATTCCCGTGAGTACTCCCGAAAAAATTGAAGCAGAAGAATTGTTTAAAGTTTTTACCGACCCGGATCAGAAAGGAATGGTAAATGCTGCAGTAAATAAATCTTTATCAACCCCTGCAACTGTTAAGCATTTATATGCTATGCTTAGCGACTATGATCACCAGGTTGTACAGGAAGCAGTGCAGCTTAGACGCTTCGTTACAAATAAATTAATTGAAGATACTGGTCTTAATGACCCACGCCATAGGCTGAAGGCGTTAGAATTACTAGGGAAAATCTCAGATGTGGGATTGTTTTCCGAAAAAACAGAAGTTATTGTTAAGCATGCAACTACGGAAGAGTTGGAAAAACAAATAAGAAGTAAACTGGCTAACATCATAGGCCAGGAAAAAACAATTAATACATCTTTTGAAGTAATTGACGACGAAATGGGGACATTAGAGAAAGAACCAGAAGGAGAAGAATAAAATGCAAGGAGTTCCATCACCTTGGCTGTCGTTAATTTCAGTTTTATTACCAATAATCATTAGTGCCTTCATGTGCATGATATTATTGGTGGCTTGGAAGAGGTCCAATAGAGCTGACGGCAACCCAGAATTAAAATCATCAACTATTTTCACCAATATACTAATTGCTGGAGCAGTATTTGGCTCATTAACGCAATGGTGCATGGGTGGAATAATTAATGCGTTGACCAGTGTTGACACTAATGAACTTAAAATGATTGTGTTAGCTTCGTTATTTACGGGGCCACTATCTTTAGCTATATATCATGGGTTACGAGGTTGGTTTCGCACCCGTAATCCAGGAATGTATAAGTTTTTAACTGTAAAACACCATTTAACAGCTGACGAATTAGGTCTATATGCTGGCGATGCGTCAGATATGACTGTGCAGCACAAAATCCTAAACGATAATGACAAGCGGCAGGAATGAATAAGAAACTAAAAGATGTATATTGGGACATATTAGATTTACTAGAGATTATAAGTGTCTTTATATCTAAGAATTGGCTACGTTATTCTGTTTATTTGTACGCTATTTTAGCTACAGTGTTTTTATTATGGCTATTTTAGTGCTTATTATGGGTGTATTTGGAAATAGGAGAAAATAGGCTTATGAAGACGATAATTCATGTAAATCAGCACAAAATTAAGGCTAATACCAAAAATGGGACTAATGAGCCTGTTTTAACAGTAAAAAACTACAAAGAAAACCGATATTGTCATGAAGCTACGATTCATGGTGAGTCAAAAGTGGTTCACAGACCCCATAAGCCCCTATCTTGCGGGGCGAGAGTGTGGATAGAAACACAGGCTGATGTAACTTTGATATGAGATTTATAATTTTAACAGTAATTGTTCTTATACTATGTGGGTGTTCTATGCTATTAGTTAGCGCATTATGAATATTCAAGGGGTTGATCCCGCTGAACTTCAAATAGCTCTTTCTAAATTACATACTCTTCCACGAGCAGAACAAATAGATTTTCTGCAGACTTTAGAAGCTTATGAAAAGCAGACTCAGCTGACTGCCAGACAAACTAGCTTTATGCCGTTCATAAAGCACGTATATCCGGGTTACAAAGTTGGACCTCATCATCGACATTTAGCACAGATTTTCGAGGACATAGCTAACGGAGTTAAAAAAAGGGTCATCGTCAATATCGCGCCACGTCATGGCAAATCAGAGCTTATCTCTTACTTAGCCCCAGCTTGGTTCTTAGGCAAGCACCCCCACAAGAAAGTAATCATGGCTTCGCATACAGCGGATCTCGCGGTTAACTTCGGCAGGCGCGTGAGGAACCTTGTAGGCTCCGACCCCTATCAGGAGATTTTCCAGAATGTCAAACTACAGGCTGACTCTAAGTCAGCGTCCAGATGGGGTACTAATTACAACGGGGAGTATTTTGCTATTGGTGTAGGTGGAGCGCTCGCAGGTCGTGGAGCTGATTTGTTTATTATTGATGACCCGCACTCAGAGCAGGACGCCAAACTTGGGAAGCCGGATGTGTTCCTACCCGCGTGGGAGTGGTTCCAGTCCGGGCCTATTCAGCGTTTGATGCCGGGTGGGGCGATTATTGTGGTGATGACCAGATGGTCGAAGCTTGATCTGACAGGTCAGATTGTCAATCAGATGGTGAAAAATGATGATGTTGATGAATGGGAGGTTGTGGAGTTTCCAGCCATCATTGAAGATAAAAATGGAGAAGAAAATTCACTATGGCCTGAGTTCTGGCCCTTGGAAGAATTACAATCTAAACGAGCCAGTCTTGATCCGCGTTACTGGCAGGCTCAGTATATTCAAAATCCCACAAGTGAAGAAGGAGCCTTATTAAAAAGAGAATGGTGGAAGACATGGGAGTACGATAACCCACCGACTTGTGAGTTTATTATCATGAGTTTGGATGCGGCGCAGGAGAAAAATAACCGTGCAGACTACAATGCGTTGACGACATGGGGAGTGTTTTTTAATGAAGAAGTTGATAATTATAATATTATATTGTTAAATGCTATAAAGAAACGTCTAGAGTTTCCTGAGCTTAAAGAATTAGTATTACAAGAGTATGCTGATTGGGAACCTGACGCGTTTATTGTGGAGAAGAAATCTAACGGAGCGGCTCTGTATCAGGAGATGCGACGTATGGGGATACCAGTAGGAGAATTTACGCCAGGTAAAGGGCAGGACAAAATTAGCAGAGTAAACTCGGTAGCTGATTTATTCCATTCTGGTATAGTATGGGCCCCTGAAAAGAGGTGGGCTCAGGAAGTTATTGAAGAATGTAATGACTTCCCAAGTGGTGCGAATGATGACTTAGTTGACGCCACTACACTAGCTATTGCTAGGTTCAGACAAGGTGGGTTTATTAGACTGCCTTCAGATGAGAAAGATGAAGTGCAGTTGTTCAGAAGTTCAAAGCAGAAACGATTATACGCAATTTAAGGATTAATTATGGCAGACGTAGATAAAAGTCTTTACGCATTACCAACAGGTGTAGAAGAAGAAGCTGTTGATGAAGAAGCAATAGAGATTGAAATAGAAGACCCAGAAAGCGTAACTATATCCGCAGGTGATACCGAAATAACAATAGACCCCGATGCTGTAGAAGATGAAACCTTTAATGAAAATTTAGCTGAAGAATTAGACGATCAAATATTAGATGAAATAACCAGTGAGTTATTAGGAGAATTTGAAGGTGATGTTAATTCTCGTAGAGACTGGTTAGATACTTATGTAGATGGATTAGAATTATTAGGGCTTAAAATGGAGGATCGCTCTGAACCTTGGGAGGGCGCATGTAATGTCTTTCACCCACTAATGACTGAGGCGTTAGTTAAATTCCAAGCTGAAACTATGATGGAGACTTTTCCAGCCACCGGTCCCGTCAAATGCCAGATTATTGGCAAAGAAACCAAAGAAAATATAGAAGCTTCTCAGCGTGTTAAAGAAAACATGAACTATCAGCTGATGGAGCTGATGCCTGAATATCGTCCTGAACACGAAAGAATGTTATGGGGTTTAGGTCTTGCAGGTAACGCGTTTAAGAAAGTCTATTACGATAGTAATCTTGAAAGACAAGTATCTATCTTTGTACCAGCTGAGGATATTGTAGTTCCTTATGGTGCTTCTAATCTAGAGACTGCTCAGCGTGTAACCCATGTAATGCGCAAGACTAAAAATGAAATGCGTAAATTACAAGTTTCAGGGTTTTATAGAGATATAGATATTGGCGAACCCACTTATGACTTAGAAGAAGTAGAAAAGAAAATAGCTGAAAAGATGGGCTTCGACGCCACCACAGACGATAGATACAAAATATTAGAAATGCATGTGGACTTGGATATAGAAGGCTATGAAGATAAAGATGAAAAGGGTAAAGAAACAGGAATAGCTATTCCTTATGTAGTAACTATAGAAAAAGGTTCAGGTGCTGTTTTATCTATAAGACGTAATTGGGACCCTGTTGATCCTGGCAAATTAAAACGTCAGCACTTTGTGCACTATGGGTATATACCTGGTTTTGGTTTTTATTGCTTTGGTCTTATCCATTTGATTGGGGCGTTTGCTAAATCAGGTACTATGATACTTAGACAGTTAGTAGATGCTGGTACTTTATCTAATCTTCCAGGTGGGTTTAAGTCTCGTGGTCTTAGAATTAGAGGAGATGATACTCCTATAGCTCCAGCTGAATGGCGCGATATAGATGTCCCTGCAGGGACTTTAAGAGATAATATTTTACCTTTACCTTATAAAGAACCTAGTCAAGTACTAAATAATTTAATGAATCAAATTATTGAAGAAGGAC